GCCATCCGTCCTAAGCTTTACAAAGCACTCTCCTTATCTCAGTTTCAGAATGGTCCACAAGGGACCACCCAGAAAACCTACATCCGGATCGTACAACGTTTTGGGTGTCGCTCAGGGCTAGATTTTGGGTTCGTTCCGAGAACCCTCTGACAGCATCAACAAGATATTCGATCTTGTTGGCGTACGTTAGAGCGAGACAATTTTCCGGATCGCCGTCCCACTCTAGTTTCCGCTCTGCTGAGGCGGCCAAAGCCTCTTCTTCTGCCAGTCGGTTTTTTTCCTTTGTCTTAAACGCAACAGCCAGGATGGAGAGAACCGTATCTCCCCCGGCCTTCTTCTTCTTAATCAAAGAGCGGCGAGTTCTGCCGGGCGCCGGAACGACGTCGGTTTTATATTTTACCTTCGAACTCACCTTGGCACACTGGAGCCTCAGGGCGTCGCTCCTCGTATCCCGTACCCACCCTTTGATAATAGCAACCTCCTCGTCTCGGTCAAGGTCGTAGCCGGCGGGTACCGGCTCGACAGGGAGGAGGTTGGCGATTGTGGGACGCTTCTGCGTAGGCTGCATTAGGAGTGCCTTCCGGATCTTGCGATCCTTCCAACAACACCGCTGGAACTGGTACGGGAGTTTCCAAAGAAACTTGTCATCCTGGCGAGCCAGAAGACGTGCATTAGCCCTCACAGCCTGTACAAACCCCTTCAAAGTGACGGTCGCCTCCCGGGCAACCCCGAGCACGTCACTAACGTCCGGTTTCATGTACAAAGCGTTCGCATTTGTCTTTTTCTCCTGTACGGCACCACTATCTGAGAAAAGAGTCGAGTTGATCTCGGCGAGTGACTCCGAAACCATACTCTTTTCTTGGTTGACAACTAACCCGACGGCAGCACCATTCCGTACTATGGCGCTTCTAAGGTCAGTCTTCAGATGTGGCTCCCTCAATAGGAGATCATCGCCGTTGATGAGACAGCGGTGACTGGTCCACTCGTTAAAACCAATTTTCTTTGACTCGAGGAGGTCAGTCAAGGCAAGGTCCACTACAGTCTTGTTCACAAGGCAAAGGACGGGGAAGCTCATCGCGCTTCCCATCGGCTGTCCTCTGGAAAAACCCTCATAATCCTTGGGATCGAACGGCGTATCCGTCATGAAACCCAGACCACACTCATTAAGAGCATAATCCAAGTCCCACAACTTCAAGTCACCAAGGACTCGTAAACACCTTACCTCTTCCTCAGAGAGACCCTCCCCTTTGTCGATCAGAATTTCAATGGCAGCTTTGGTGTAGGCGGATTTGATTGAATCCGTAGCTCCTACATAATCGAAACTTAAAAAGGGGCCATCTCCATTCAGACCAGCTACTCTTCCGGCCGTCGGATCGCCGACGAGTAGCCACCCTAGCTTACCTAACTTTGAATACAGTGACTCATGTAAAGGTGTCAAAACCTCAGTATTGTACGATGAGTAGCAGGTCACGACCCGCGGCTTCCCCGACGAGAAAACCAAAGTCGCGCGGCACCGGTCTGAGAACTCCTCCTCATTCCAGTTACCTCCCTTCTTTACCCCTGACATCAAAGTTGCAGATCCGTTCGGGATATACGGACTGGGAATCTCATTCCACCTGTCAGGAACATTGGATCGCATGGCTCGCTTGAATCGTTCCAAATGTTCATTGTCAATATCGACAGGCTTCCTGAGTGCTTCTTTCCACTCGCTAAGTTTTCGCTCAAATCTTGGGCTACAGACTTTGCAGCATGACTTCTCAGCCTTCTGCGCAGTCTTAATACTTAGCTCCACAAGGGGTGCAACGTCTCGTGGGAAGCAGGCCCTCACGGCGGAACGAAGATGACCGCACTCGATGAGGGGGGGGAGGAGACTAACGTCCCCTTCAAGTCCCATATCATTTCCTAGAAAACGAACAAGGGCTTCCGCCTTCCCCCTAAGGCGGACCGCAAAGCGGCATCTCTCGTCCCCATCAGAATCACCCAAGCAATCAAACTTGTTGACTCGACGGTTTGAGGTCTCTTGTCGGGTGGTGTCCTTAAAGGGGACACCAAGAACCTGCCCGGAGGCCGGTAAGGGATAACGGTTTTTGTTGAGGCGCGCAGTGATACGTCTTTTTCGTTTATTCTCCTTGACGTAACGGAGTGGGGTGCCATCCACGGGTGTTGCCCTACTGCTTCCTTCACCATGCCCGTTACCGGACACAGTATATCCAGATGTTACTCCAGACCACGTCTCTCTTTCAGGCCGCACGACTCCCTCCTCACTGAAACACAAGTGATTTAAGCGACTGTCGTCTGCAGGGGGTTCCCCCACTACATCGTCATCCCAGGAACCCCAGAAGGGATTCCAGCGGGGGTCAGATGCATTCGGGTGAACGCACGACTCCAGGGGCACAAACGGTCCCTGTCGCGTGGCGATTTCGGGTATCACCGAACACCCACAGAAACAGCACCCCAGGTGACCACAAGGGTCGTAATACGAACAAGGCTCAATCTCCAGAGAAGACTGTATGAAGTTCATATTGTATTGTAAT